AACAACGCAAGTGATAAGATTGCTGAACTTACAAATGAAAAGGCGTCATTAAGTTTAGAACAAGATAAGATTGAAGCCGAAGTCGGACCTATAAAATATGTTGCAGAATTGATATATGGTGAAAACGCACAAGACAATTTTGATAAGGCAGTACGTATTGTCATATTAATTCTTATATTTGTATTTGATCCATTAGCAGTATTACTGTTAATTGCTGCTAACATATCATTAAGACAATGGAAGAGTAAAAGAGAGTCTGTAAAAACAGATGAAAAAGAAAAGTTAAAAAAGAGAATTGAAGTATTAGAGGGTAGAAATGAACGACTCAAACCTTTTAAAGCACTTGCTAAAGAATTTGGTGATGATCCAAATGAAATAAGACTTAAATTAAATCAAATATATGACTGGAATAACAGTAAAAAGTAGTAAAATAAGTGCTTGACTTTTATGTTCAATTAATATATAATATATACTATGATGACAATTTATGATATAAAAAGACTAACTGATCCAGACAATCTTAAAAAACATAGATTAGATAATTTAGCAAAAGCGTGTGCTGAATCTACTTCAAATGAGATGAAATCTATGTGGTATAATAAGTTAATGGATTTAGCAGATGAATATAATATGAAAGACTATGTAATGAGGAGGTTGGTACACTAATGAATATATTTTATGTTGATAAAAATCCAGTCAAAGCTGCTAAAATGCTTTTAGATAAGCACGTTGTCAAAATGATACTTGAGTCTGCTCAAATGCTATGTACTGCTAAACGAGTATTAGATGGTACAGAATATTTTGATAAGACCAAGAACGGTAGAAAAATTAGAAGATGGAAACTTGATAATTCAAACGAAGAAGCAATTATCTACAAGGCAGGTTGGTTAAATCATCCATCTACACAATGGGTATTACAATCAGCATACAACTATATATGGTTATATCAACATATGATGGCACTTAATGAAGAATACAAGTTAAGATACAATCACACTAAAGACCATTTAACTATTCAGAAACTTGGTGACATACTAAAACACCCACCTAAAAATGCTAGAGTTGATGTTATGGGTACAGACGCTACACCTGCTATGCCAGATGAATGTAAAGTGCCTGGTGACGTAGTTGCGTCTTATCGTAAATACTATATAATGAAAAAGCAAAGATTTGCTACTTGGAAATCACCAGCAAAAATGCCAGAGTGGTTTGCTGAAGGAATAAAAAATCAACAATTAACAACTAATAAATAAAAATATGAGCAACATTATAAATTTTATACAAACTAATATTAACTATTTAAATAATATACAATCTTATCATTGGCAAACAGAATCATATTCTGAACACGAAGCACTAGGAGATTATTATACAAACTTTAATAAACTAAATGATGAATTTGTTGAAACACATCAAGGTAAAACTGGTGAAAGAATTAAATTTAGTGCTGAATTAAGACCAGGTATATTAAACTATGCTGATGTAGAAATCGTAAAATCTGAAGTACAAAAAACAGCAGATAGAATTAATGAATTGAATAAAGAAGTTGATGGTCAAATAGATTTACAAAGTGTATTAGAAGATATGCTTTTAGCAACTAATCAATTATTGTATCATCTATCACTAAAATAATATGCCAATATATACTTTTCACAATAGCAAGACTAATAAGATTTTTACAGAAATGATGTCCATTGCTGAAATGGAAGAATATCTAATAAAAAATCCACACATTAAACAGCAGTTAACTAGAATGAATATTGTTGGTGGTGTAAGTGGTGTTAGTTATAGAAGTGATCAAGGTTGGAAAGAAGTACAATCTAAAATTGCAGAAGCTCATCCTAAAAGTGCCTTTGCTCAAGAGCATAGAAAAAGATCAATAAAAGAAGTTAAAACTGAACAAGTAATTAAAAAACATAGGGCTAGACAACTTGCAAAAAATAAATAATATTGAAAGCGAGATTCCGAAGAGTAATGGTCGTATATCAAAGGTTAGTAGGACAATCCGCTTATACTCACAAAGGGCAGGAGATTTCTGCTTGAAAATCCTGCCCATATTTTGTGTAGGAACACTATTGTCGGGATGTTTTGGCCCGACCTTAACAACTTTAGGACCATTACAAATAAAACAATCAGATTTAATTACAACACCGATTAAAATAGCAAAATACAAAGGAGAATAACTATGGCAGATATACCTGATTTTATGAGAGAGTTTGATACAGATGTTGACTATGGTTTTACTCCTGTATCCCAAAAACCAGCTGAAGAAACACAACCAAGTATTGACCCAAGTGTTATAGAAAATTCAAATTTAGAACTAGCAAAAATTAAATCAGACGTTTCTGATATTAAATCTGCTATGAATGAGATTATGCAGATTGTTGCTGAAAAAGATACAGTAACAAAAGAGATACAGGACGCTGATACACAAAACAGATTTAAAGAAATTGAAAAGATTGTATTGCCTTTTTTATATAATCTTTCCAAGTCCAATGAACCTTATATACATTGGCCAAATAGAGGACCAATTATTAAGGCACAGATGGACAAATTACTTAAACTAACAAGGGGGTAATATGTTAGAAGCGAAGGCTCATCATAAAGAACTAAAAAGAGCAGTAAATGAAGTTGAAGACAAAAGAAGAACTGACCGAACAATTCAAAGTTGGTTTGAAATTAGGACCCTTAAAAAAGTAAAACTAAAAGCAAAGGATAAATTAAATGGATATAAACAAATTAAGAGAACAACTTAAAATTGACGAAGGTGTCAAGTACGAAGTGTACCTCGACCATTTGGGATATAAAACATTTGGTATCGGCCACCTTGTAGTGGCAGGTGATGATGAATATGGCGCTGATGTAGGTTATGCAGTAAGTGAAGAACGAGTCAATGCTGTATTTGATGAAGATGTTAAGAAATACATTGAAGAATCTAAAAAAGTATTTCCTAATTTAGAAAAACTACCAGAAGAAGCACAACAAGTAATTGTAAATATGTGTTTCAATATGGGTGCACCAAGACTTTCACAGTTTAAAAAGTTTATTGCAGCCGTAAATGATGAAAACTGGTCAACTGCTGCTATCGAAATGATGGATAGTCGTTGGGCAAAACAAGTTGGTAAAAGAGCAGAAAGATTAAGAGATAGAATATCAGCACTTTCTCAATGAAAGTATGACCCTCTTAATGATGAATATAAGAAAGCCCGAGATAGTATAAATGATATGTACTCTCAAAAGGGCACTTGAGCTTGACATATTGATAATAATATGTTATACTAAAAGTATATAATAAGGAAGGTATATTATGGCGTTTAATTATGTAAAACTGAATGAAGATTCACTACCTAAAAATTTAGGTGTGAAAGGCAAGAACCAAGATGGTATAAGATATTATACTATTGATGGTGTTAATATGCCTTCCGTGACTTCTATTCTAGGTTCTATTCCCGAAAGAAAAGTAAAAATAGAAGCGTGGAGAAACGCAGTTGGTGAAAAGATGGCCAACTATATTTCTGTATCGGCTACCAATCGAGGCAAAACAACTCACACACTTATAGAAAATCATTTAAAAAATGAAGATGACAAATCTGTAGGTATCACAGCTGTGACACCATTAGGTTTGTTTAGAATTATAAAACCTTATTTGGCCAGAATAGATAATATTCATTGTATAGAAGAATATTTGTATTCTAAAGAAATAGGTGTTGCAGGACAAGTTGATTGTATTGCTGAATATAAAGGCAAATTATCTGTAGTTGATTTTAAAACATCTACAAAAAGACGTGACGAAGATTATAACTATGGTAACTTTTTACAATGTTCGGCCTATGCAAAAATGTTTGAAGAATTATTTCCCGACAAAAAGATTGAACAAACAGTTATATTGGCTGCTTGTGAAGATGGTTTTGTACAAGAATGGATACACGGTGAAGATAAAGTCAAAGAACACCAAGAGTTGTTTTACAAACACGCAAAAGATTTTTTTGACAGACAAGTTAATAAGTTACAACAGATAAATAGTTAATAAAGAGTCAATAGTCGAATTAATAAAAAAGGTGATTTAATATATCCTACTTGCGACCATAACTGCTAAAGGGATTTATGAAAAAAATACTAATAGTTTTAAGTTTGTTATGTACAAGTGTATTTGCTAATGAAGAACTAACTTACGATTTATATTGGCAACAAGTGCCTGCTGTATGTGGTTCTCCAGAAGAGGTACAAAGATACATTTTTGATGAAGATTTTAAACCTGAACATTTAAGTTTAGGTAGAGCAGCAAGTTTACCAGATGGTGAACCTGTTTATATGGTAACTTACTATGAGAACGAAGATCAAATATTAGTTACGGTTGACGTTGCTGGTGGTAATGAAACTTGTATATTGTTTAGAACATTTAATAAAACAAATGTTTTAAAGGATGGTAAAAGATAAAAGAATTAAATGCTGAAGGTAAGATAATACCTGATATGGACTTGGGTGCAATACCCAACCACTCCACCATTTAAACAATGAAATTTAAGGGGTGGAACTAGGTTCGACATACAGTTAAAACTTACTGGAGTTTAATCGTTGACAACGTAAAGTCACATTTATAAATGCTAACAATTTAGCGATGGCTGCATAAAGCAGTTAACGGTTTGCCTGTACCGAGTAACAGAAACAGGCACATTATAATGGAGATAATATGGAACTAAAAGAAAGTAAAACAGCACAAAACCTCAAAGATGCCTTTGCAGGTGAATCTCAAGCAAATAGAAGATACCTTTACTTTGCTCAAAAGGCAGATATTGAAGGTGCAAACGAAGTAGCACAAGTATTCAGATCAACAGCTGAAGGTGAAACTGGTCACGCACACGGTCATTTAGAATACCTTGAAGAAGTAGGTGACCCAGCAACTGGTGAACCTATTGGTGATACTGAAACAAATCTAAAGTCTGCTATTACAGGTGAAACACACGAATATACTGATATGTATCCTGGTATGGCAAGAACTGCAAGAGAAGAAGGTTTTGAAGAAATTGCTGATTGGTTTGAAACATTAGCAAAAGCAGAGAAATCTCACGCTGGTAAGTTTCAAAAAACATTAGACGCTTATAAAAGTGCATAATAATAAGGGGCAGCTTGACTGCCCTTTAATAATATGTTATATAAACTGTGAAAACAATATTAGATAATTTTTTAGAACAGGAAAACTTTATAAAATTAAAAAATAAAGTTTGTTCTTCTTATTTTCCTTGGTTTTTCAATGAAAGTGTTTTAGATGATAACTCAAATTCTATTTTCGATTATCAGTTTATTCATTTCGTAATAAAAAATAATCAAATTACAACTGAAGATAAAATATTTGAGGTATTTAAACCGTTGATTAAAAAATTAAACTCAAAATCAATAATAAGATTAAAGTTAAATTTAAATACAGCAACACATATTCATTATGATAATGGATTACATACTGATGTTTCTGAAACCAATAATGTAAAAACAGCAATATTTTATATTAACACAAATAACGGTAGCACTCTATTTGAAGATGGGTCAAAGGTAGATTGTATAGAAAATAGAATATTAATTTTTGACTCTAATAATAAACACCAGGCTAGAACATCTACAGATACGAAGGCTAGATATGTGGCAAACATTAATTTTTTACCAGCATAGCTTGACTATCTATTAATAATATGTTATAATAGAACTATGAAATTAATGAACAGTAAAAAGTTTGGTTTAATCATAGAGGGTATAGTTAAAGAAAAAAAAATATCATATTTAGACGCTGTATTAAAATATTGTGATGAAAATGATATAGACACTTCAACTGTAGGTCCTTTAATAAATAAATCATTAAAAGAAAAAATACAAATAGAAGCAGAAAAATTGAACTTGGTTGAAAAATCAATCACATCAGTTTTACCAATATGAGTAATGATAGTTATGAAGCATATAAATTATACCTTGCTGTCAAACTTCATTTTACCTCTAAAAGTTATGACTTCTTTAAACACAATGCAAAGGTAAATTCTAGTTTCAA